TCGCCGCCATGCGTGGCGTCCAGTAGGGCTTGCTGATCGCGGGATAGATGCGAGGCTATGACGTCGAGTATCAGGCCCGCCTGCGCCTTCTTTTCGCTCGCAGACAGGATCATGCCGCCGACCTTGCCGGTGTATTCCTTGATCTCGCTCGCCTTCACTCCTGACGTTGCCCGCCAGAGATGCGCGAACGATAGTGCTGCCTCCATGCTTGCGAACAGCGGTACTCCTCGCATCGCCTCGTCATCACGCGCAGCTTCGCGCAGAGTAAGACCGTATCCCCTAAGCTGATCTTGCCGATCTCGTAAATGCAGCCCTTGCATGATCGTTCCTCGCGCGTTATCAAGACCTCAAGAGGGTCTTTGTATTCGTATTGGCGTAATGGCTGCGGCTGCTTCACTTGATTTCTGCTTCGGCGCATGCAGCCATCATGGCTTGGGCTATCTGCCGCATCATTGCGGCGGGCAGATCTAGCCGGATTCGGCCGAAATACTCTTCGTGCTGCGGCTCGGTGTAGATCATCACATGGCCGGGACAGTCGCCAGATGGGCCGATCGTTATTGCATGGCCTTCGTCGTTATCAAATACTCGACGCACGACTTCCGTTTCGTAGAGTGTGCTCACGCTTCCTCCTTCTTCTGCTCGGGCTTGGGCGCCGGGATAGACCACGCTGCCCGCGCCATGACGTTGAAGAACATCCAGTACGCGAGGGCGGGGCTCATGCTTTCTTTTCCCTTTTGGCAATCTCGCGCTCAATGTAGAAGCGCGCTTTCTTGAGATCCTCGATCGCATCGGACTTCAGGTCGCAACGCCAGATGTACTTTATGGCGTTGCCAAGGTTGAATCCCATGTGCTCGACGACCTCGATGCACTCCACGCCGCTCGGGTGCGACGTGTAGTGCTTCGGGTTGTTGACCGGATCGCTCACGCTGCCGCTTTCTCGCAGCACCACACACGAACACCGCCATCCACTAAGCGGACGGTGAACTTCTTCCCGGTGTACCGCGTGTGCGAGCTGGCCGCGCGACGGATCGCAACGAGGCGTTGTTCGGCTTCGGCGACAAAGAACGACTCTCCCGGCGCCATATCGGCGAAGGGATAGAGCGCAGGTCGGCCGCGGCGCGACTCAGGAACAGGGATGTGCTTCTCGATCTTGAACATGGTGTTTCCTCGTGTTGGCCGTTTCTAAAGCACTGCCGGCTTTATGGGTTAAGATGCCTTTTCGGCATTCATTTACACTGCTGCATTGGTATTTTTGCAACGACGCACGACTTTTAAGATTTTTCCCATTCAAGAGAAAGAAGCGAATCTATTACAGTACGTCATGCCGTAATAGTATCGCAAGTCGGCCAAAAATGCACGGCTTTTGTCAGTCCAGGCCCCCGAATTTAGGGCGTCTCACGTCAGGGCGCGCACCGAATGATCGCTCGTTCGCGAGGTCCGCGAATCGCGTTTGTTCGCCGATAAATGCGAGGCCGACGACGCCTGTTTCACCCTGGCGCTGCTTCGTACAGATCACCTCGCAGATACCCTTATCCATCGAATCCGGGTTGTATACCTCGTCGCGGTACAGGAACAAGATCGTATCGGCGTCGGCTTCGATGTCGCCGGAATCCTTCAGGTCGGACGACAGCGGGCGCTTGTTCGGGCGTTCCTCGCACTTTCTCGATAGTTGGGAGAGTAGGACGATTGGAATGTCCAGTTCCTTCGCCAGATTCTTGAGCCCCTTCGTCAGCGCGCCGATCTGCAGATCGCGCCGTTCCTCGTCACCGGTTGCCATCAGCCCGAGGTAGTCGACGACGAGCATCGACAGCCCCTGCTTGCGCTTGATCGCGCGCGCCTTGTTGCGCACTTCGAGCAGCGTCAGGTTCGGCTGGTCGTCAAGGTACAGGTGCAGCTCGTTGATACGCTGGCCGGCGTGCGTGACGCGCTGCCATTGCTCGTTGTCGAGCTTCGCCGGGTCGCGCAGTTGCCCCATCGGGATACCGCCCATCGCGGAAACTAAACGCTGCTGAAGCTGCACGTTCTTCATTTCCATTGACAGGAACAGGACCGGCGCCGTCTGCGCGACGTTGGCAGAGATCGTCAGGGAGAACGCTGTCTTACCCATCGACGGGCGGGCCGCGACGATCACCAGATCGCCGCCATAGAAGCCGCCGCCGAGCTTGCGATCGAGATCCGTCAGGCCAGTGGGAACCGGCTTGATCTTGCCGTCGATCTGGTGCTCAAGGTAGTTCAGATATTCCTGCAACGAGTCAGACGCGCGCACTGGCTCAGACTTCACGATCGCCTCGCCGAGCTTTTCGAGCTTCGTCGATGCGCGGTCGATCAGCACTGCGGCGCTATCCGGCGTCGTGCCGACCGAATCTTGAATCTCGTGCGACAGCGCCAGCAGGCCGCGCTTCTGCGCCCGGTCGCGCACGATCTCCGCATAGCGTGCGACGTTTGCGCTGCTCGGCGTGTTCTGCGCCAGGTCATTGAGATACGCGAGCCCACCGACGTCGGCCGCCCGCCCCTTGGCTTGCAAGCGCTCGAAAACGGTCATCACGTCGGCGCCAACACTGCCCGAGATCAGCGCGACGACTTCAAGGAAGATCGCCCGGTGATCGCCGCGAAAGAAGTGCTCCGCGCGCAGGTCGCCGATACGGTCGATGGCGTCGTTGTCGATCAGCAGGGCGCCAATGACGGCTTGTTCGGATTCGACGGAGGCCGGCACGGCCCGCTGAAGGTCATTCGCGCTCATGCTTGCTCTCCGATTGCTTTGGCGATTGCGGCGTGCGCTTTGACCCTCGCTTGCGAGTCTTTGAGCGTCGATGGCGTCTTTGTGAATTGCTGAACCATCAAAATCAGCGCTTCCAGCAATTCAGGCGCGGCGGCGATCAGACGGGCGTTGGCCGCTTGTCGTTCATCTGGCTCGCAGTCGGGATGGTCGCCATAAACCGATGCTGTCATTTTCCAGTCGCTTCCCGTCGGCCCAACCGCGCCTTGCTCAGAAAGGACGAACCACGGTCCCGGCGTATGTTTCGTGCTCATGCTTGCTCCTTGTGAATGCGGTTAGCTTGTTGGCCTTGCGTCGTCAGCGTGCAAACGCCGTCAGCATTGAAAAACCAGAGTCGGAACCAGTTGCCACGAACTGACTTGCGATAGACCGCGCGCCAGTCCTTGTAGCGCTTGCCGTCAGTGGCATAGCGCTCTTTGAATTCTTTCCAGTGCAGCACGATGTAGTCGAGCGGAAGACCAGCCTTCTCGGCGTATTCAAAGACAGGATCGCTTTCAGGGACGGGACGCTCGCCCGATGTTTTGCAGGTTTCGATCCATTCCGCGAATGAGAGGTCGGAGCGCGTAGCGCGACGCTCCTTCTTTGCTGCTTTTTTCAATCCTTTCTTAGCTTCAATACTTACTAGTGTCTGATTACCCAAATCTGGGTTTTCCAGATCTGGGTTACCCAAATCTGGGTTATCTGAATCTGGCTCGTTCTCTTTTTGTGTCGCCTGCGGAGATTCGTGGACCCAGTAGTCGAGCGTTCCGTCTGCGTGCTTCTGGCGCGACATGTAGCCAACGCTCAAGAGCTCGGCGACGATCGCATAGACAGCGGTCTTGCGGGACTGGCGCTGGCCGGCCGAAGCGGTGCAGTTGATAAGCGCCTCGATGCTGACTTTCCAATGATCCGGCTTGCCGAGCAGAAAGATCAGCATGCCGCGTGCTGACCACGATAAGCGCTCGTCTTCGCTGATGCGCTTGTCCAGAATGTAGAAGTTGCTCTCCGGACGGGGAGCTCGAATGATGCTCATTACTTTCCTCGAATGGTGCGCTTGAGCGACTGGCAGAGCAGGTGAGCCTGCAACTGCTTCGCTTGTCTGGTCTTTAACTGGCCGATGTTCTTCGCCATCGCTATCTGGCGAGCTGCCGTGGCGCGCCGGTTATCGTTCATGGTCCCTCCGCAAGAGAAACGATGCCGTAATAGTACGCGATGCTTTTATAGATGTCCACGAAAACGCATCGCAGCATGCGCTAAGTGCGTGAAAACACTAGAAATAGGCTCCTATTGCGGTTGCTTTTTCATTTAAAACGCAGGAACATACTGGAAACGATGCCGCGGGCACACGGCGCACTTACCTAAGGGACTGAAAGTGACAATCGAAACAGTGGATCAGGTTCGTCGACGGAACCTGAAATTCTTGTTGGAGCAATTCAAGGACGAGATCAGGGCGCAGTACCCAGAGCATCCCGAGCGGGGCATGCTGAAGTTGTTCGCGGAGAGGGTGGGGATCAGCGTCATCAACTTCCGCCAGATCATGAGCGGTCACAAGCTGGCGGGCCCGAACATCCGCGACCGGATAGAGGACGCGCTGAACCTCCCGCGCGGCTGGCTCGACTCTGACCACTCGCAGGACCAGCTCGCCAAGGATGACGACGCCAAGGCGTTCAGTGACTCCGTGATGGCGCTCTACAACCAGGCGCCTGAAGCGACCCGCTCGGCAATGCTCAAGGTCATGAGCGCATTGGTGACGAACAAGCCGCTAGAAACGCTGGTCGAGCAGGGGCGGCGCAGGAAGTGATTCAGCAGACAAATCATTGAATAGATTACACATTTCCATGCGGTTGACAGAGAAATTACAACGGCCGGGTAAATATTTCGATAACGTTTGCGTCAAGTAATATTTCCTTACTAGACCGACAAAAATGCAACATTTCGCAACCAAAAACGCTTGCTTCAGCATATGATAGGGACTATCGTTACAGCATCGTTTCAGAGCAAACGATCCCCTAACAGATTGCGAAGGCAGAAAATAAATGACCGGTGTTCAAACTTCGTCGGCGTCGTCTAATCCCATCGTGGCCCTCGTCGAGCTGCCGTCCGAGTTATCGGATACGTGGTCGGACATGGACGTCATTCGCGCCTTCTCTCGCGCTATTCCCGCCGACAAGCGGCAGGAAGCACTGGCCGCGCTTATGGCGCTGGCTTGTTGCCAGAAAAACGATGCCAAAAAAGTTTCATAAGTCGCTTGACGAATCTGCATAAGATTCGTATCATATCGCTAACATGTCTTCAGTGCGTCTAACGCTCTGACGCAGGTTCCTTCCGCTGTCGCCTAGACAGCTTTGCTGCTCGCTTTCGGGCTAGAGCAGCGCTTTTATTCCATAGACGTCGCCTGAGAGATCAAGCGGCGGCTTTGTGCTTTATGCCACCGCGACTCCCGCATCGCTGACTGATGGAAAGACATCTCAAACAAAAAAGCCCGCGCATGGCGGGCTCGTAGATCAGTGGCATGGGTGATTGGGGCTCTCTAGTCGCTCCATCCATTTCACCGCCTGCTCCTTGCTGTCGACGCGAATCCACAGCTCGACGAGCGCGGCCAGAACGCCATACGCCTTTGCGCGGTCGACTTCCTTGATGGCCGACCGGATACCCGGCAAGAATCCTTCCGCATAGCCGCTCTGAAGCGCGCAGATGATGTCATCGTCGGACATGGCTTCGATGCGCTGCGCGGCAAGTTCGTCGCGCTTCTGTGCGATCAGGTTATCGCGCTGCTCGGCCGCGTCAATGGCGGCTTCGATCTTTGCGTCGGGCGCTTCGCGCAACCAGTGGTGAATGT